TACAACTGTATCAGGATCTTCTCCGTTTGCTAATCGTCTATTTATACGTGTTGGCCCGTATTGTATATACGCATCATGTAAATCAACTGGTAGATTTATTTCATATGGAACTAGGAAGTCTCCGGTAATGCCTGGTAAATTTAAATTGTTTCCTAGATCTGGGCCGAAATAACTCCATTCCTCGTCTAGAACATCATCTAAAACATCTTCATTGACATTTGGGTATGATTTTTCTAACATGTAATTTGCATACGCATCAGCACGTTGCACATCAACTGTCAATACATTTGATCCATCACGTGGTATGGCGTTAACAACATCTGATGTACCTGTAGGACTAATCCAAAATGGACGTCCGAATGCATCATATTGCACTTGTGATACTTGATCATAAGTATATACGCCAGTTGCTGGCGGGTAGTGTTCGTAGGTATTACGTCGTCTTGTAAACCTATTATTAACTGTATTATTGTCTTGGGCTGTTGGCATTATCTAATAACCTTAAAATAATATCCATTATCATGTATTTGTACATTATTAACGTCGTGTATCGACTTTATAACTATTTTATAATATCGTTCTGGCATAAATGTGCTCAATCGTAATCTAAAGTAATTACCATTAGTATCACATGATATCTGTGTTGCAGTAGTATCAAACGGTATAATCGTTTCTTCTGTTATAGAATCTTTAACGGAATAGTAACTTCCTGACGGCAATCTATAATTAGTTAAATAATGAGACTCAGTATTACTATAATTCTTTAATGGGTATTCTGGACGTGCACCTATTCGTAATGTAACAATATCTGTTTCTTTATAAGCTTCGCGTAGATTTTTTATATATGGTACATACAATTCGCTACTAGATACTTCTGTTACAGACCCAGTACCGGATAGATTAACATCATTCCATGCAATCTCTAATTTAGGTACATAAATTGTATTAGTTTCCCTAGAAAAGAACTTTAATGAACCTAGTATTTCGCCGGAAATTTCATCACTATAAGGTCTTTTAAGAACAAATCCGTAGTTAGGTGTATCATTGTCTATCCAATGTTTAACTATGTCGGTAACGTTCATTCTAATATCAGGTGACTGGAAATTAAATGACTGGCTAGCCTCATATGAAGAACCAGTGAACCATGTACCTCCACCCATTCTGTTAGTAATACCAAATTCATTTGCACTGGCAGCTGAAGCGGTATTCCATGTAGTAAGTAAATCAGCTGACGTACGGTAATACCATGACACTCCGTTTGTTATTGGCGGGATGTCATTATAATTACCATTGCCATTACTCCAAGATTCAGATACTGGATAAGCTTTTAATGTATATGCAGTAAGTAAATCAGTAGCATCCGATGCCCTAAGACTTAAATATACAGATGATGAGCCAATGCCGGTACCAATCGGCGGAATCTCGCGGCTTGATATAGCTGATGATAATAATGATATCTGTCCACTAAAATCTAATAATATACGGCTATTAAATGTATTAGCATAAAAATTACCATCACTAGATCTAGAACCGCTTGCTATCTTAGTTAATTCTAAAATAGAATCTATACCAGTATTCCGATCCGTAAATTGTTCGTATATTGTAGCATCTCTATCTACATAATAAAATTGATACATAGTACACTTCCTTAAGGTCTAATTACTCTACCCTTAATATCATTATCAGGATATTTAATTTCAAAAATACATGGATCTAAACTAGGATATAATATTCCGTTTCTAGTAGCTAACTCAATGTTATAAACATTTCCAGAATAGCCACTATGGGTATCATATAAATTAGTAAATTCTAATTTAGGAATACTTTGAACGCCGTCTAATCTATCTAATTCACTTACGATGTTTGATATGTTAATTGACCCGTTAATTTGCATACGGTCATTATCGAATAAAGTTTTGAGTTTATTAATACATTGTAATAATACTTCATTACTATTAAAATTAGGCCTAGGAATAACTTCAAACTCAATACCTAAATTAACAATATACGCAGTTTTTAAATTAATGCCGTCAGTCAATATACGATAATTAGATAGGTATGTACGTAAATTTTCTAGCAATGCTGTATTACCTGGTACAAGATTTTTATTGTTATCATATGACAATACATATACATTTAATGCCAATGGATTTGGAATAGTTTCTCGCGGATATGTAATATCATATGCATTAACTTGCGAGTCAGCTACAACATACGCTTTGGCAACTGATCCATATTTAGCTGGCATTGAATAGCAACGTACAATATAATCTTCTCTTGTTATAGCTCTATTTTGTGCTGCAAATGACGCCATGGCATTTTGACGAATACTTTCTTGTTCATCACGAGCCTTACCACCGACTGCTGGCAACGCATTGTTTACAGCCACCGATGATTTTACAAACGTTAAATCAACGTCATTGATTTCCGTTACATATTCTACAGCATCTACTACTGTTAATACATTTGAAGATATATTATCATTGATGCCGCCACCTACACTATACCGTACGGTTAATGTTGTATTGTATGGAACTAGACCGTACGTACTAGTATATAAAAAGTTACTAGGATCAATATTTGAGTTAGTAGTACGTTCTAAATACTCTAATCCTAAACCTACGTTTTTTGGATTAGGAATAATTTCTTCATCTGCATCCGAACTAATACCTGATCCAAATTGAATTTCAGTACGATAATCACCTCGTACACGTGTTACAAATCTACGTGGTGTTTTACGTAGTTTTAAAATATACGGTACGGTACTTCTATACACGGCCATATCTGGGTCATTATATGGAATGTTCGCAATATCTTCAAACACCGTATCCTGTGCTAGATAATCTGTTTGATACCAAGTATTTCCTTCAGCATCAACTACATCGATAATATCTAATACATTAGTTTCTGGTAATGATATTTTATCATATGCCTTAGGCTCACTAAACGTAAAATCAGTTGTTATAACTTCGCCACTAACAGCACTAACGTATTTTTTTAAAAGGTAAAATAAAACGTTACCGTTATTGTCTAACTCATATACGGATATCTCTGTAGGATTATCTGCCGTATTAGCACTAAAATCAACAGGTTCTACTGTACGAAATTTAGTAGTACCCGTCGTGGTACTTAACTGCATCCCAGCTTTAATGGATAATGCATATCTATAATCAGGTTGTGCATTAACACCGCTACCTATAGATGGTACTAACTGATATACTTCAACAGTTACTGTCGCTGGCGAATTTAACTTTGGCTTATACCCAAATAATTGCGATAGTATTAAAACATTAGCATCTTCATGTGCAGTTTTAAGTAACGACTCCCTAAACGACTGATCCGTATAATATGACAATACATCACCTACATACGATGCCATTTCAATAAACATCATACCAGGAGACGATTCATTAAAATCACTATATGTATTAGGAAAATATTGGCGTGTAAAATTTATAAGATTTTGTCTAAATTGTGCAAAATCTTTATTTAAATACTTTACATCCTTTTTAACTAATTCCATTAAAAGCTCCCAACTTGAGTTAATACTAACGGTGTAATATCATTATTATTTATAGGAATAACTTGTATAGTATTCTCAGACAACAGTACATTGATAACACGTTCTGCCGGAAAATTAGTGACTCTATATATAATCTTTACTGAAAATATATGGCGGTCGACGTTACGGCTAATATCTAAATCTACTAGTTCAATATACGGTACCCAACGCGCTATAGCACTACGTAATGAATCATCTACAGCGCCAACAAGATCTTCAGTGTTCTGTTCAAATAATGTATGGCGTAATGTAGTTCCAAATTCTGGTTGCATATATCGTTCACCTACTTCAGTCATAACTAAATTAATTAAATTACTAGTCGACTGTTCTTCTGTAGTTTTTGACATATTAAATAACGTACCGCCATTAGATGCGACCGAATTATATACTGATGTACTAGTTTGTCCTGCGGCTGCACGGTTAAACGGTAGTTTAATACCGATAGTACGATCTGGAAATAAATTGATCGGCTGATATCTATATATTGGTCTATTAGACATTAACGCATACCTTTCTTCTTATCAATCGCTTTCATTAACGCCGAATAATCTTTTGTCATGGCATTAACAACATTCGCTACATTTTCATTTCGTACGTTTACCGGAGCTCCGTTTATATCTTGCAAAGGAGCTACAGCTGGAGTAGCAAACGACATATCAGGTCCAGCTGATCTCATTCCGCCGAACGCTTGTGCCATTTCACTTTTAAAGTCCATTGTAGCCCATTCATCTTGAATCAATGGCGAGGCCGCTGTCTCATTTAATAAGTCGTTTAACATAGGATCTTTAACAAATGTTTTCGGCTTACTAGGTTTAACTGCTTGTTCTGACATTCGAATGCCATGGTCAATAATTTGTTTAGGTGCAACACGTTGTTCATTTAATACACGTTTCATTTCCGTACGAACTGCTGTCTGTACTTCTTCGCGAATGAGTTTACGTAAAGCATTAAAAAATGATTTTGTTTCCATAATAATTTCTATTTTTATATAAATATGTTACTGCTTTAAAGTTGCAAGTATAGCAGTGATATTAGCCAATTCAGAAGTAATATTAGTTAAATTACCGATGGCAGATGTAGCTACAGGAGAAAGAATTACAGCGCCAGGAATTCCAAGTGCAATATCAGCAGTTGCACTAGCAGCTAATGCAGTTGTTAATGTAGTGACTTGTACTGTTAAACTTGTCAATTGAGTTTGTATACTTTCAATCTGAGTAAAAAACTTATCCATATCCACTGCCCATTTCGGCGTAGCAATGTTAACAGTACTTTTACTAACTAAAGTGATATCATCTTTACGTGAATTTAAAAATATACGATCAGATGATATAATAGCTTGAGCGTTAGAATATGTTCCAGGTTTTACCCCAGTGCCTATTCGTGTTTGCGCGGGAGTTATTGAAATATTCTGGTCTGTTGTTAAGTATAATAAACTTTTATCAGTGTCCGGTTTTTCAATATTATAATATTCACTACTATCAGATAAACCAGCAGTAAACATTAGTATAGGATTGTTAGTTTTACTTCCTTTCCATGGTGGATTACTTACAAAATAATTTGAATTACCTTTTGTAATGTTAGATGAAAATCTAATAGCACTGCCATATCTGGAACTTATAAGTTTATCGCCTTCATATGGTTAAAGTGGTCGTATATCTTGTTCGGTATGTGATAGATATTCCGGCGTTACCTTCGGGCCGTTAGAAGCTATACCTATTGTATTATAATTACTAGCGCCAGCAGTTACTTGCGTAAATGCATTAAAAAACGGTATACTATTAGTATTAACAGTGTTATGAAAATTAATTATCTTAGTATAAAATAACTTAACACTGTATAATGAACTCATATCATTTACATAGATTGTAACTAGTTCGCCTTTTAACGGCGTAACGATATCTGTTAGATCTAATGGCATAGCGTAAACATCAACCGGCGCGCGTGACGCTACTTGGCTGCGAATCCGTATTTTAATTGTACCTTGCGGATATTCCGTACCAGTAACTTTATCAGTAAATGGAGCGTAGCTAAATGTGGTATCAATAACTTCAGCTAACGATAATACAGATGCCATTACTTATCCTTTATCACAGAATCAGCAGCTTTAATAGCCTTTACCTCGCTTTCAGCTTCTTGAATTAATTGCTTGCGTTCTTCATCCGAAAGACCAAATTCATTGCCATCATCTTCGCCTTTACTGCTAGCGGAAACTAAACGTTGTACAATTGAAGCTAATTTAACTAAAGCGTCGTCGTTCTTTACAGACACTTCTAAGTACTCTGCAATCAATGGTACAATAACTGTAGCATCACCTGCATTCTTTACTAACGGTTGTAGTTCTTGTATTAACGTATCAATTTGTCGTGACTTCTTTTTAGAATTGTGATAGACATCACGCATCAGATCGGAAAACGATGTTCCTTTAAATAGTTCGTAGTCTGCACTCATATAAACCCTTTAAATATAAATATAAGGGCTATAGTTTATTGTCGTTAAAACGTCCGGTCTTTTGATAGACCGAAAACATTTTAACAAAATCATTACGCATGACAGTCAATACTTTTGTAATATTCTGAGTCTTAAGACCCGTACGTTCACGTACTAAAATATATAAAGCCTTTTTATTAAAGTCTTCGATATTTTCACGTATACGAAATAACTCAAGGACAGTGTCCGCAACAATTAAATCTTTACGTGTACTAAAGATAGCAGTTGCATTCTTATCATACCAATCCGCCCATAAGTCTACAAAGTCTTTCAGGGATTCTTGATAGGAGGAAATACTTACTTCTGACATTAAATCGCGAGATTCATCAATTAATGATGTATCTACTTTTCGTTTAAATTTAGCATAGTTAGTATTATTTTGTATGATTAAATAGTTTTTAGCTACAATACTAAAATAACTAAATGC